ACACAAATGTAAAAGCTGCTCGGTGGTTGTCTAAATATGATGGTTGGCATCATTGGAATAGTTCCAAACATTGTTGGGGAAAGTATCAAAGATGAGAGTTTTAGTTGCCTGTGAATATTCCGGGATAGTCAGAGATGAGTTCATAAAATTAGGACATGATGCAGTAAGTTGTGATTTACTAGATTCAGAAAGTAATTTTGGAGAACATTATAAAGGTAATGTTTTAGATATAATCAATGATGGTTGGGATATGATGATAGCTTTTCCTCCATGTACATATTTGACTGTTTCAGGTGCAATGTGGTATTACCATCCTGATGACAAAAATTTACCTTATGAGCAGAGGCGACCACATCCAAAACATCCATACAGAAGAAAATATCAAAGAAAAGCATTAGATTTTGTACAAACATTGTTAGATGCTGATATAGAAAGAATTGCACTAGAAAATCCTGTTGGTGTTATTTCAACAAAAATTAAAAAACCAACACAAATTATTCAGCCTTATGATTTTGGACATTCTACCTCTAAAAAAACTTGTTTATGGCTTAAAGGATTACCAGAGTTAAAGGCAACAAATATCGTAGATCCTGAATGGGTTTATTTACCTAACAATACAAGAATGTCTAAGTTTCATCACGAAACATTTTCATTACCTAAAGATGAGAGAAGTAAAATTAGATCTAAGACATTTTCAGGTATTGCAAAAGCTATGGCAGATCAATGGGGTAGATATGACAGATAGAGAAACAATAAAAAATATTCTGTTGAGAAATGAGGATAATTGGGTATGCAGCTCTGTATTCTTAAGAGATCACTTTATAAAAGATTATGCACAAAGAATCAGCGAAATCAAACATGATAATTATAATGGATTCAAGATAGAGATACAGGGAAAAAAATGCGATATGCACGACCACAGGTTATTCATGTACAAATTAAGCAGAGAGATGCCTGATTATGAACGCAATACCTTATTCTGATGACATAAATAAAGGCTTTGAGATTGTAAAAAAACATCTTCAAGATATTGGTTTATGGAATAGAATATATCAGAAATATGAAATAGATCCTTTAGCCGAACATCATTTATTTCAAAATCATTATGGTGGTGTTGAGTTTGATATAAAAATAATTGATGTTGATACAAGATGGCATATTGTTTATACATACAAAGATCTTTTTAATATTCTCACAGAAACAGAAAATTCAAATCAAATATTATGGGATTTAGCATATGATGATTTGCTTAATATTTTATATTCTGTGGTGGTGCAACTTAGAAAAGAAGAAGATAGATTGCTTGGAAAAGCAATTAGGGAATCAGAGTACAGAAAAGCTGCAAAGCGAATGCACTACTACAATGATGACAAAAATCCATTTTAAAAAAAATCAAGAGGTTAGATTTGTTGAGCCCGGTACAGATTTTTTAATATCTGAAACACAAGACATCAAATGGAGATATGGAAAAATTTTATTCAAGATAAATAGAAAATATGGTGCTACTAGCTACATGATTGAAGAGCATAATAACAAAAATAAACTCAAGATTTCAGAATATCTGATCTTTGAAGTACATTAGAAATGTGATAGAAAATAATGGAATGACAACAAAAGAAATGATTATGCTCGTGATTCAGGGGCAGCGTGAGATCAATCAACGCATTGATGAATTACATGAAAAGACAAACAGTAAGGTTTCTAAAACAGAGTTTTTTAGTTATATGGGAGTAATCATATCATTTGCTGTTTTGTTAAGGAGTATGATGTGAGGAGGTTTTTGATGTACTGTTGTGGGCAGGGTTGTTGTTCCGGAGGATAAGTAGGATTGTTTTTGCTTTATGTTTGATATGCCCCACAAGTGTTTTAGCAGAAGAAGATAATACAACAACAACTACAACTACTACTACCACTACAACAACAACTACGATACCTGGAGAAGTAGAAGAGATAGAAACATTTGATGGTACAACAACTACCACAACTACAACTATTCCTGATGAATCAGTTGAAACAACTACGACTACTACAACTACAACGATTCCAGATCTATCAACAACTACAACAACTGTTCCTGAAACATGGGAACAATCAACAGATATTATTTTGCCAGAAGATGAGATAGATAGTCAGGGAAACGAGATTGAGAACAATATACAGATTGATGATAAGCATAGTAATGGTAATTGGTCTTGTTGTGGTATGACAGATTTCCACATGAATCTACACTACTTCCAACATGGCAACGATAGTAATGATTATACTTTTGATCTTCCAGATGAGCATGAAATTTATGAGGTTGGCTTTCGCATTGGTGCTTTGAATAATGATGGAACAGTTACCTACACGCATACTGATGAAACAACACAAGAAAACATTTTAGAGGGGCAAGATAATACAGATATACAAAATATGTTTGAGGATGTTGTTTACAACATATATGACACATTAGAAACATTTATTGATAGTTTTACAATAACCATCAATGATTGGTCTTTGTTAGATGATATAAGTTTCAAGTATGTAACTACTACAACTACAACAACAACTACAACAATTTATATTCCTCCACCACCAGAGCCAGAGCCAGAGCCAGAGCCAGAAGTTTTTGTAGTAATATTAGATTCAGGAGAAGAGGCTGAATATCAACAACACGAAATAGAAGATGGAACTGTTGAAAGAGATAATCAGCGAAATCAAAATTTTCTTGAAACAGGAATTAGGGAAACAGATGCACAAAGAGAAAGAAGAGAGGCAGAAGAGGGCATAGATAATGAAGAAGAAATTGAAATCGGAGATGAATTTTTTGAGGAAGATGATGAAATATTTATCATTCCAGATGAAGATGAAATGGAAAGAGATGTCAAAAGGCTTGAATATACAGAAGAGATTGAAATATTTACTTTTGAAGATGAAGAAGAAATTGAAGAGTTCATTGATACAATCATTGAAGTTGAAGAGTTTTTGGAAGATTTTGAAGAGGTAGAGATAATTATTATTGAAGATTTAGAAGATTTAGACATAAAAATCCCGGAAAAAGAAGAAAAGTTTGATGATTGGGATACAGAGTTTGAAGAGATAGAAGATGAGATTTTTGAAGAAGAAATCATTGAAGAGATAGAAGAAGAAATACTTGAAGAGATTTTGCCTGAAGAAATAACAAAAGAAGAATATAAAGAAATCAAAGATAAAGAAAAAGAAGATCTAACACTTCAGGAAGAGATTATTTTAGTTGAGGTTGTTGAAGAAATCATAGAAGAGGTTGTAGATGTTGAGGAATTAGAAACAGTTTTTGAGGAAAATGACATTGAAATACTTGAGCAGGAGGAGTTAGATAATCTTAGTGAAGAAGAACAAATTATCTACGAAGAAGAGCTTGAAGAGGTTGTAGAGGATTTTGTTGAGTCTTTGACTGTTGATGAACTAACAACAGTTGTTCAACAGGTTGCAGAAGTTTCGGTTGAGAGTCTTGAAGTAGCAGATACACAAACACAAAAGATAGTTCAAGCAGTTGTAACAGAGGTTGTTAGCACAGAAGTCATTGAGGATCTTACAGAACAAGAAGTTGAAAGCGTTGCAGAGGTTTTAAATGTTGAGGCAGAAGATGTAGAAATATATGCAGAATTAGTAGAAACAGATGAGGTTGTAGAACAAGCAGTAGAGGAATATGTAGAGAGAGCAATAGAAAATGCAGATAGTTCTTTGCAGCCTTATAATTTAGCTGATGTTCAGAGTGAGATCAGGGCAGAACAACTATTAGCAGATCCTGTTGGAACTTTGCTTGATGTAGATCTAGCAGAGATAAGTTTCGCAGAGATAACTTCCATGCCTGAATCACAAAAAGAAAAAGCCCAAGAAGTTTTGATCCCGGTAGTTTTAACAAGAATAGCAAGTATGTTTAGTATGGTAACGAGGAGAACAGGATGATAGAAAAGATGTGGAAATGGTTAGTTGAGGCGATTAGAGAAACATTAGCTTTGAGTTGGACAATTTTAGGGCTAGTGATTTCATACCTTACACTTTCTGGACAAGCAGCAACAATAACAGGCGTAGGGCTAATAATTACACTTACAATATGGCTTTTAACAATCAGCTTTCGCAATAATGTGTAAATGTAAATATATTTGTTGTAAATGTGAAAGTCATTGCAAAACTTACAAGATTTAATAAAAGTTAAGTTATAGTTGAGTATGGATTATTTAGATGATATGCACTTAGCATTACCTCATCAACAACAGGTAAGTGAATCAAATATAGATTACAAAAGATTTCTTTATTATAAAGACTTAGGTGCTAAAAGGTCATTAAAAAAAGTTTCGGATTTCTTCGGTGTTTCATCAAGAAGAATAGAACAAATTAGTGTTCAAAATCATTGGATAGATAGACTTCATGCAATAAATAATATAGAAAACGATCAAATAATTGCTACTGTTTTAAGTTATATAGGAGAAACAGCAAGAGATTTAGCTAACGAAATAAAACCTGTACTCTTTGATATTATTACCGAAATCTCCGAAACTCCAAAAGGTAATATGAATCCAACAGAATTAAAAGGAATGTTAGATGTTTGTTACAAAATTATTGCTCAAATCTATGGTATGGGTAATCCACAAGTACAAGTAACAAATGTTGAATATCCACAAATCAACTTCAAATGGGATTGGGAACAAGATGAGGATACTTAATTTATATTCAGGAATTGGTGGTAATAGAAAACTATGGGGAGATAAACACGACATAACTGCTGTTGAATTAGATCCTGAAATAGCAGATATATACAGTAATTTTTTCCCAAATGATAATGTTATTGTTGATGATGCACATGATTATTTAATAAATAATTATCAAGATTTTGATTTTATTTGGAGTTCTCCACCATGCCCAACACATAGTAGATTTCAAAATCTTAAAATGAATAGCCCTGAAACAGTCAAAAAATATCCAGATATGAAGTTATATGAGGAAGTTATCTATCTAAAACATTTTTTTAAAAAAGGTAAATGGGTCATTGAAAATGTTATATCTTATTATGATCCATTGATAAAACCAACAAAGAGTAACAATCACTATTTTTGGTCTAATTTTGATATACCAATAATTGATAAAGATGATAGGGGTATCAGAGGTACAAAAGATAATTTTGAACATAAACAAAAAAGATTAGGTTTCGTTGTAGAAGATTTACCTATTGCATCTCTGAAAAAAAGAAAAATACTTAATAATTGTGTTTTACCTCAAGTTGGATTAGCAATTTTGCAATCAGCATTAGAAGAAGAGGTAGAGATAGAAAAAAAACAAGATGCTCTATTCTAATGAGTTCTATTGCTGCTAAACCACCTGATTTACATTCTGGACAAGTAGAAGTTATAAAAGCTCTCAATGAAAATAGACATGTTATTGCTGTATGTGGAAGAAGATGGGGTAAATCTACATTATCTCTTGTTGCAGCACTAGATCAGGCACTTAAAAAAAATAAAGTATGGGTTATCTTTCCTGTTTATCCACAGAGTTTAGAGGCATGGCTAAATATCAAATCATTGATAAGACAACTCCCGGAAGAATACGCAGAAATAAGGGAAGTAGAAAAAAGAATAGTTCTTAAAAATGGTGGATCTATACAGATTAAATCAGCAAATAAACCTGAATCATTGAGGGGTGCAGGTGGTATTTCTTTGATTATCTTTGATGAGGTTGCTTATATGGACAAAGAAACATGGGATACAGTACGACCAATACTATCTGATAATCTTGGTAAGAGTCTTATGATTACTACACCAAATGGAGTGAATTGGTTTTATGATTTATTTGAAAATGCAAAGCGTAGAGATGATTGGGTTGTGTTTCATTATCCAACAGAAAACAGCCCAAGAATAGACAAACAAGAATTACAAACTGCAAAAGAAGAACTCGGATCATTAGTTTTTGCTCAAGAGTTTCTTGCAGAGTTCACAGAGGTTGGCAATATGTTTAAGAGAGAATGGTTTAGATATTTTGAAATCTTACATCCAAACTCTGAAGAGCCAGAGTATTTAGTTGATGGAGAGGTATATAAACACTCGAATCTATCTTTTTTCGGAACTATGGATACAGCTCTATCACAGAAAGAAACTGCTGATTATTCTGTGATTATGGTTGTTGGTACAACACCAGATGGAAAGATGCTTATCATAGACATTTACAGGGATAGATTAGCTGCTCCTGATTTAGTACCTAGAATAGAATATACAATACAAAAGTTTAATCTTGCATGGCTAGGTGTTGAGGATTCTTCTTTCGGACTAGGTATTATTCAGATGGCAAGGAGGCAGGGGCTACCAATAAAGAATCTCAAAGCAGATAAATCAAAGACTGCAAGAGCTGTACCAGCAGCAGCAGGAGTAGAAAATGGCACTATCTACTTTTTGAAAAACGCAAAATGGTTAGTAGAATTTGAGAAAGAACTTACGAGCTTTCCGAGTTCTGGTACACATGATGATCAGGTGGATGCTTTAGCTTACGCAGCTAGGCATGGTATTGTAAGAAAGACAAAATGGAGTGTAATCTAATTGGGATTAACAGATAATATTAGAGATTTTTTCAGGCAACAGGGAGATTCAGAGAATAAGGCTTACAGCAGTTTCCCAAATAATCAGGTTGTTTTTCCTTTTAATACAGATATAGGTTTTTTTAGTGGTGTAGATCAGATGAGCCCAGAGGGTAACTCTGCTGCACTTGCTTGTTTGAATGTTCTAGGTACAGCGTTTTCAGAGCCACCATTAGAGGTTTATCAAATAACAGCAGATGGTAAGGAACAAATACTAAATCATCCGGCATCAATGCTTATGAAAAAACCATCTCCATTTATGAGTGGTAACTTGTTAAATCAATATATAGTCGCATCTGTGTCTGTGGCAGGAGATGCCTTTATCTTGAAGTTGAGAAGTGAGGCAGGAGATGTAGTTCAGTTATATCCCCTAATTCCAGAACAGGTAGATGTAAAAGGAACTAAAGAAGAATTGATTACACATTATGAGTTCAAGCAAAGAGGTCAGAATATGTACATTCCAAGAGAGGACATGATACATAT